GGGACCGAGACGGTGGTGGTGAGGAAGAAGTGAGCGCATTGACTGGCAGACTGGGAATTATCCTCGTGGTGGCGCTCTTGGCCGTAGCCGGGATCGGCTTCTGGCTGTGGAAGGAGCAGCACGATGCGCGGATCCGGGCAGAGTCGGTAATCGAGGCCCAGAGGCAGGCGATGGGCGAGATTGACCGGCGGATGGGTGCCCGGCAAGACGCGCTAGAGTCCAGTCTCAAGGCCATAGCGGAGCAGAAAGCCCAAGTTCGAACCCCGGATCAGGTCATCAAGGTGCTGCCGCAGTACGTGACCCTGCCAAGCGCGCCGGCTATATCCCCCCCGTTGCCGAACGGCCCGAGTACAGAAATACAGAACCATTCCATATCCGGCGGGGGCCTGTTCTTTCCACCCGAAGACGTAAAGCCCTTGTTCGATCACTTGGCTGACTGCCAGGCCTGCAAGGTCGAACTCGGGATCCGGCAGGCTGACGTGGTGGACCTGGAGGCCAAGGTCAGGGCGGTCGAAAAACAGCGGGATGCAGCGCTGAAGATTAGGGGCGGATTCTGGAGCCGCGCGCTGGGGTGCGGGCTGCGCATTGCGGTGCCCGCCGGGGTCGGCGGTGCGTTCGGCGGCCGCACTGGCGCCATCGCTGGCGCCGGCGCAGGAGGGGCGACCTGCTTCATTAAATTCTGAAAGCTTGGTGGCGGTCACAGGAGAAATGCCGAAAGGCAGCCGGACGCTACTGTTAACAGCCGTACATGACAGGGCAGTGGAGCGGCGCGCCGCCACATTGGAAGGTAACTATGCACTGGAGTTGGTTGTCCTTCGTCATCGGCGGTCTGGCGGTAGCCCTGGTCGTCGCTCTCTGGAAAACGGGCGTCGAACGCCTGAAGAAACTGATCGGGTGAACGATGCGCGGCAACCGTAAGTTCATCGTCGTTCTGCTATACATCGTGGCCGTCACCGTGGTGGCGCTGGCCGTGGTCCACTACCGCTATGACACGCTGGCCGGAGCCGGCCTGTTCGCCGGCGGCATGGCGACCGGCGTGGGCGCGTTCGTCTGGGGCAACTCCAGGGAGCACCAGGCGCCGAGCAAGCCAGAGTAGGTCAGCAACACAGAATGGCGGGATTCATCGAATGGCGCGGTCCGCAGCGAGTTCCGATTCGCAATGATCAGGGCCAGAAAACCGGCTATCTGGCATCAGTCGACGGCCAGCAGTTATTCCAGTCGCCGGATGGCCGTACCATCGTCCGCATCATTCGCTTCAAACAGCCTCCCATCCGGATGGGGGCGCAAGGGGGGTGCTTTGTACCCACGGATTTCTGATGCCCCGCGGCGGTAAGCGAGCCGGCGCTGGACGTCGCCGGCTGCGACCGGAGGCGCTGCCGGAGGGCAACAAGGACTTCGCTACTCGTGTGCTGGCTCGGGTCGGCAAGCCGGGCTGGACGGACTACGCCGACATCAATAAGGTCAAGAGTGATGAGGACTACGCCCTGCACCTGTTGGCCGGGAAGTTCAATCAGGAGATGTTCCGGCATCTACTCGACAGGAGATTCGGCAAGCCCATCCAGAGCGTGAACCACATTCACGACCGGCCGATCGACTTGAACGTGTCCCACACCGTCTCGGAGCGGATGCTGCTGGCCCTCCAGAAGGCAGAGGAGCGTGTCCGCAACCGTTGATTGGCGTCAGACCATGACGGAGCGCCTCCTGGACTTCAAGCATGACCCGCTGGGCGCCGTCCTGTACGGCTTTCCCTGGGGTGAAGGGGAGCTGGCCGCGTCCGTCGGGCCCCGCAGGTGGCAGCGTGAGGTGCTGGATTACATCGGGCGGTGGTTCTCCAATTCGCTCACCGGCACGGATGCCGAACGCTTTGGGACAAGGACTGCGGACAAGGTGTGCCGCATAGCCATCAGCTCCGGCCACGGCCCGGGGAAGACCACGCTGGCGACGTTCATTGCCTGGTGGGCGCAATCCACCTTCCTCGACGGCATGGTCCGGGTCACCGCCGACACCGACCGCCAGTTGAAAACCGTCATGCAGCCGGAATTCGCGCGCTGGTACCGCCGCGCGCTCAACGCGGACGACTGGGAAGTAAACACCCAATCCATCAAGCCGCGCGATCCGGCGCATGAGGCCACCTGGCGGCTGGATTTGATGCCGTGGTCCGAGCAGAATCCGCAGGCGTTTGCCGGCAAGCACAACGCCGGGCGCCGCATGGTTTTCATCTTCGAGGAAGCGTCCGAAATCTCCGACGAAATTTTCCGTATCGCCAACGGGGCGCTCAGCGACGCCGACACCGAAAAGCTCTTCCTGATAATTTCCAACCCGACGCGCAATACCGGGGCCTTTTACGAGGCTGTATTCGGCAATCAGCGGCACCGCTGGAAGTCGTGGGTCATCGACTCGCGCGAGGCGGAGGGCTGCAACACCGAAGAAATCAACGGTTGGCTGGCCGAGTGTGAAGGCGACGAAGACGCCGATTACTTCCGGGTGCGCGCCAGGGGTTTATACCCCAAAGGCGGCGCCGGACAGTTCATCGACCTTGAGACCATCAGGCAGGCCCAGATCCGCGCCGTCCGCTGTTTGCCGGACGACCCGCTGGTGGCCGGCCTGGACTTTGCCTGGGGCGGTTCGGCCGACAACGTCATCCGCTTCCGCAAGGGTTACGACGCGCGCTCCATCCCGCCGGTTCGGGTGAAGGGTGAATTTACCCGTGATCCGGCGGTGATGACCCGAAAGGTCGCCGACGTGCTCAGCCGCGACTACAACGGCCAGAGGGTCGCCATGATGTTCTGCGATTCGGCGGGCATCGCCGGACCCGTCGCAGCGCGGGTGCGGGCTTTGGGGTTCCGGAACATTCTGGAGGTCAATTTCGGCGCCGACTCCCCCGACTCGCACTACGCCTACATGCGGGACTACATGTGGGGGAAGATGCGGGAGTGGCTGGCGCAGGGAGCCATCGACAAAGACCCCGGCCTGGGGGCGGACTTGGCGAAGCCGCTGCTGGTCAGCGACCTCAAGCAGCGGGTGAAACTGGAATCAAAGGAGCTGATGCTGCGCCGGCTGGCGAAACTCGGCATTGATTCCAGTTCGCCGGATGACGCGGATGCGTTGGCCCTGACCTTCGCCATGCCGGTGGCGCCGCAGCGCAAAGCGCAGGGCCGCCCGCAGAAATTCTCAGCCTGGAGTTGACCACATGAGCACGCTAACCGCAGCGCGGCGCAAGAAGTTGCCCGCCTCGCAATTCGGGCTGCCCGGCAGCCGCAAATACCCGATGCCCGACCGCAGTCACGCCGCCAATGCCAAGGCGCGGGCCACGCAGCAGATGAAGGCCGGACGCCTGTCGCCTGCGGCAGTGGCGCGCATCCGCGCCAAGGCGAACCGGCTTCTGGCGGGAAGATAAAGGAGGTCCGCCATGGCTATGGATATGGACAAGGTGAAGGCCCACATGAAGAAGCAGGCCACCCAGACGGCGCGGGTGGAGATCGAGCGCGCCGACAACGGCGGCTACACCGTGCGCGAGTTTTTCAAATCCAAGCCCAGCTTCGGCAAGGTCACCGGATGCAGCATGAACTACGTGGAGCCGGAATTGACCGCCTTCGGTGACGGCCAGGAAGAAGAGATGATGGCCCACGTCAAGAACTGCCTGGGCATGGGCGGGAAAAGGGAAAAATGAAAGACCGCCGCAGCGCGCGCCAGCGCCGGGAAATCAACCAGTTACTCGGGGCGCACGGCTTTGGCCAGTTGGACGACCGCGGCCTGATTCCGCAGCTTGCCTACTGCGTGCGCGACCATGACCATTTCCGCGATCTGCTCAAGGTCTGCGATCCGCTGGAGCGCAAAAACATGTACGAGTCGCTGAGGCCCTACCTGCGCTTCCAGGCCAAGCCGCTGGACGTGTACATCGCGGAGGCCGGCGCCGAGGCCGAGCGCCGCCAGTTGCCGCGCTGGGAGAGCGCCAGCCAGACCTTCAGCGAGTTCAAGGTGCCCGAGGTCAGCACCACGCTGGCCGAGCACGCGGAGCGGGCCATCCACAACCAAGACTGCTGGGAGAAGACGAAGCACAGTCTGGTGCTCACCTGCGCCAAGTGCACGTTCACCCAGGAGTTTTTCGGCGAGACCCTGGTGGCGGCCGCCCTGGAGGCGCGCAAGGCGGGCTGGGTCTACGATGAACTGGAGGGCAAGCCACGAGAGATTTGCCCGAAATGCCCGGCCAGCCGGAGAGTGCCTGCGGGCAACGCCTGATGCCCTGGACCGCTCGCCAAGTGCGTTATCTGCTGAGCAAGCGCTCTCCGCTCAAAAAAGCGCAGAAGTCCAAAATGGAGTCTGAACTCGACCAGAATCCCAAACTGGGCCACAGAAAAGGCGGCAAACCGCTGAAGCGCACCCACAGTTAAACCATGGCAAGAGACCCACGCGGCCGGTTCACGCGCGCCGAGGACGAGTACAAGTCTTTCGACTCGGCGGAGTTGAAAGAGCAGCGCGAGCGCTATTCGGAACTCTGCGAAGAGTGGCGCGAGGCGCAAGAGGAACGCGCCATCGACATGCGCTTCCTCGCCGGTGATCCCTGGGAGCCGGAGGACCGCAAGGCACGCGAGGATGCGGGACGGCCCTGCGTCTCGCACGACGAACTCAATCAGTTCTGTAATCAGGTCATCAACGGCCTGCGGCAGAATCCCCGCGGCGTCAAACTCGACGCCTTGGGCAACGGCGCGGACGACAAGTTGGCGGAATACCGCCAGAACCATATCCGCGCCATCGAGCACCGCAGTGGGGCCCAGGGCGCCTACATCGCGGCTGCGGAGAACGCGATCTACGGGGGCTACGGCTTCTTCCGGATTTCGCGCAGGTACGCCTCGCAGCGCGGTTTCGAGCAGGAAATTGTGGTGCGCTCCATCCTCGATCCTGACTCGGTGCTTTTCGACTGGAGCTGCAAGGAGCCGGATTGGGGGGATGGCCGCGACTGCTTCGTGGTCGAAGAGATGCCGCAGGCCGAGTTTAAGCGCCGGTTTCCCCACGCCAAAGTCCAGAGCTTCACCCCTGAGCACATGACCGGCGCCAGAGGCTGGGTCAGGGAAAAGACCGTGCTCGTGGCTGAATACTGGCAGATACGCACCAATCCCCGCCGCCTGCTGCTCATTGACCGGGGCGTCCAAGGGCCGGAGCCAGTGTTCGAAGACGAACTTCCCGGCTTGCAGGGCATCACGGTGCTCAAACACCGCCAAGTGGAGTTCAAGAAACTGTTTCAGCAACTGCTGAATGGCGTGGAAATCCTGGAAGAGAGCGAACAGCCGGGCGAATACCTGCCTATCGTGCCGGTGCTAGGAAAGCAATTGTACCTGCGCGACGGCGGGCAATCGAAGCGGGTGCTGATCTCCCTGGTGCGTCTGGCGCGCGACCCCCAGATGTCGCTGGCGTATCTCAACTCCCAGCAGATGGAGGAAGCCGGCCTCACCCCGAAGGTGCCCTATGTGGGCTACAAGGGCCAGTTCGAGTCCGATCAGGAAGGTTGGGGCACCTGCCACAAAATTCCACGCGCCTATCTCCAGGCCGATCCTGTGGTGGACCAGGCGACGGGGCAAATACTGCCCCTGCCCAAGCGGGAGAGTTTCACCCCCAATTTCGCGCAGTACGAGGTGGCCAAGGACTCCGCGCGGCGGGCTGTCCAGGCGGCCATGGGCATTTCCCCGCTGCCCACTGCGGCGCAACGCAACAATGAGAAGTCCGGGGTGGCGCTGCAGCGCATCGCGGCGCAGCAGGCCATGGGAAGCTACCACTTCTCCGACAATTATGACCGCGGGCTGCGGCTGGGCGGCAAAATCATCAACCAGTGGATTCCCGTCACCTACGACACACCCCGGGACGTGCCCCTGCGCAAGGCGGACGACACGCACCTGATGGTGCGGGCCAACGATCCGGGCTACGTCAACCCGGCTACGAGACAGATTGAACACTACGACACCCAGACGGGTGAGTTTGATGTAACGGTATCCACCGGCCCCAGCCACGAGTCACAGCGGGCCGAAGCCTCCGAGTTTCTTGACACCCTGATTACCAACCTTCAGGCCCTGCCGGTGATGCCGGCGCAGGCCGCGAAACTGCTGGCCCTGGCCATCCAGATGAAGCAACTCGGCCCGCGCGGCGACCAGATGGCCGAGATCATTTCCCCGGGTGACAAGCAGGAACTGCCGCCACAGGCGCAGGCGGCCTTGCAGCAGGCAAAGCAGCAGCTCCAGTCGCTGAACGAGTACGCGAAAGACCTTGAGACCAAACTGGCGGAGATGAAGAAGGAGTTGGAAGGCAAGCGGCTGGAAAGCCAGACCCGCCTGCAGGTGGCCGCCATGCAGGAAGAGACCAAGCGGATGATCGCCGACCTCGAAGCGCGTTTGAAGCAGATCGAACTACGCGCTAAGCTGGCCGTCCACGTGGACGAGCAGGAGCACGAGGCAGGCATGCAGGAACGCCGGGAGGCTAATGAGCAGGCGGCTGCCCGGGGAGAAAGTTTACGCCCGCCGGAAGCGTAATTCCGGCAATCCCCCTCAACAGCGATCGGCGATTAGTGGCCAGCGGCCAAGGACGCGGGAATTTCGGAAAACCCGCCGGCCCGTGGCCTGCGGCTGGCCACTGACCGCTGACCGCTGTTGAGAGACACATCGGAGAGCACGATGAGCGACGTAGAAATTCAGGCGCCGGAGCCGTCAACCGGGCCAACAGCCACCGACCCAGTATTCGAAGTGCCAACAGACCCGGAGGAGTACGCCGCCTGGCGGATGGGTAAACCGCCCGAGCCGAAAAAGCCAGCAGCAAAAACGGAGAATCCCGACCAGGTGGAACCAGGGAAAGAGCCGAAATCCGAGGAAGCGGCTGCCTCTGACGCGCCCAAAGCGGCGGAATCCGGCGCCAAGCCCGACAAGAAAAAGGGCAAGGCGGAAGAGCCTCCCGCGCCGGAAGCGGGAAAGAAATCGCAGGAGCCTGAGCGGCGGGCACCGGGCGCGGAAGCGCGCATCCGGGAACTCGTCGCCAAGAACAAAGATCTGGAGCAGCGCCTGGCCGAGTTGCGGCCGAAAAGCGACGTTAAACCAGCGGCGGAACCGTCACCCGCCAAGGCCGAAGCTCCCCCGTCCTCCAAAAAACTGGAACCTCCGCAACTTCCGCCAATGCCCGACCTGGACACCTGGGAGGGCACCATTGAGGAATTCCAGGAGGCTGTCAAGGAACACCAGAAGGCCATCGAAGAGTACCCGGGCAGACTCGCCGAGTACCTGGACGCCCGCGACAATGAGCGCGAACGGGTGCGAGGCGAGGAGGCGGCCAAGCGCGAATTGCTGGAGCGGCTGGCGGAGGCGCGCAAGCGCTATCCGGAGGCCGAATCCGTGATTCAGCCCGCAGCCAAGGCAATCTTCGAGGACCAGCGCATCCCCGCACCGGTGAAGGCGCTGGTCGACGACTCGGAGGTCTTTCTCGATCTGCTCTATGTCCTCGCCAGCAAGCCTGAGGATTTCCAGGACTTTCTTGCGACCGCCCGGAGTGACCCCGGCAAGGCCATCCGCCTGCTGGTGCGCACCGAGCAACTCGTCATTGAGGAACTGGAGAAGGCCAAAAAGGGGAACGAAGGGGAGCGCGCCGCGCCTGAGCGCGATTCCAGCGGCAAGTTCCAGAAGGTTCCTGAAAAGAAGGTCACCGAGGCGCCCCCGCCCCCCGCTGAGGTGGGTGGCCGGGTTCCGCCTCCCGACGAGGAAGCGGCGGCTGCGCGCAACCAGGATTTCGCCGCCTTCAGGCGCGCGCGAAACCAGCGCGAGCTGAGCCGCTACAAATAGGAGCTTTAAATGCCAAACAACTTTTCGAACACCGACTGGGTCTGCATGGAGATTCTGCGTCTCCTGCTCAACAAGCTGGTGGTCGTGGACTACTTCAACCGCAGTTGGGAGAAGGAATTCAAGCGCGAGTTCGCTCCCGGCGACAAGGTCACGGTCAAGGGCCCGCAGCGGTTCATCGCCTCCACCGGGATGAGCTGGGACCCACAGGCCATCAACCGCATTTCCACCACGATCGCCCTGGACACCTGGATCAAGGTCCACTTCGAGTGGGACGATTACGAGCGCGCCGTCAAGTTGGAGCGCTCGGAAGAGGAACTGCGCGACAACTACTGGGACCCGGCAGCGGCTTCGATGGCCCAGGAATGGGACTCGCAGGCCGCAGACTGGGCCCGCCACTACACCTCCATGGTGGTGGGCGCCCTGGGCACAAACCCCACGGCGGTCTCAACCTACTACTCGGCGCGGCAGCGGCTGCTGGAAAACGCCTGCCCGCCGGGCAAGAAAGCGATGCTGGTCTCCAGTTCCATGATGTCCAGCATCGGGGCCAACATCACCACCCTGTTTCACCCCGGCGACGAACTGGCACGGGCATTCAAGGAAGGCTATCTCGGCCGGCTGGCCGGGTTTGACTTCTTCGAGTCCAACTCGCTCTATTCGCACACCGCCGGAACCTGGGCGGGCGCGGTGACCGTCAAGGGCGCCGGCCAGTCCGGGACCTCGCTCGACATCAACTGCACCTCCGGGGACACATTCAAAAAGGGAGACAAGTTCTCCATCGCCAACGTGAACTTCGTCAACCCGGCAACGCGGCGCGTTGCGGGGCCGGCGACGGCCAAGCAGTTCACCGTCACCGCCGACGTGACCGCCTCGGGCTCCACTGCCACACTGACCATCCTGCCCGCAATCTATGGGCCGGGTAGCCAGTATCAGAACGTAAATGGGTTGCCGGCGGACACGGCGGCTCTGACCCTGTGGCCGGGAACCACCTCGCCCAACGGCAAGGTGGGAACGGTCGGCATGGGTATCTCGCGTTACGCCTTCGCCGTCGCCGGAGCACGGTTGTATGTGCCCAAGGCGGTGGAGTCGGCCGGCATCGCGCAGGATACCGACACCGGCATCTCCATCCGCAAGGTGAAGGCTTGGGATGCAGAGAATTCCAAGCAGATCAACCGCCTGGATTCCCTGGGCGGATTCGGCAACCTCTATCAGGACAACGGCGCCGTCGCCGTGGTGGGGGCATAAGCAGGAACAACATGAAAAAAATCATCACCAGCGTCTTCGCGTTGCTCCTTCTTGTGGGGGTCGCCTTCGGGCAGACCACCACGACCTCGACCACGCTTTCGGCCAACGTCACCAGCGCCAGCGATACCCTCATCAAGGTCACATCCGCCACCGGCTTCACCGCCGGCTCGACCTATGCCTTCGTGGACGGCGAGTACATGGACGTGACCGGGGTAAGCGGGACCAGCATCAGCGTGCGCCGCGGGGCGGCTTCCACCATCCCGCGCCCGCACACTTCCGGGGCCACCATCTACGTGGGCCCGGTGGCGGTGTTCAAATCCTGGCCGAGCGACCCCGACGGCCGCTGCACCAGCACTGAATGGGAATACCTGCCCATTATCAATGTCCGCACGGCCAGCGTGATTCGCTGCACCAACAGCCAGTGGGACGTGGAGCAGCCCCAGTCGCGCATGGTGGCGGGCTACAACCTGAACCTCGACCTTCAGACCTCGACCGACAGCAAGCCGGTCCTCATCAACAGCCGCAACTATTCCACCAGCGGGAATAACATCGGCTTCCAGGTGAAACCGGCGCAGAACGCCAACGGCGATGGGATCACGGGCGGCGAGATCAGCCCGCGCCTGAACAGCGGCTATACCCTATCGGGCAGCATCATCGGCCTGCATGTTGATGCTTACCTGAAAGGAACAGCCGTCGGCACGGTAAGCGGTGACGTCCGGGGACTGCAAATCGAACTGGTCAGCGACGACGCCGGGACCAGGACGATCACCGGCGAGGTCAATGCCATCCGCATCCGGGCGGCATTCTCCGCGACCGCCATCACCGGCAAATTCTCCGCCATCCGGGTGGAGATTCCGGAAACCCAGACCAACAGCAAGACTTACGACTACCTGCTCGACCTGACCGGCACCGGCACCGCCTGGAGCGACACCAACACCGCTTCCGGCGACACCGAGGCCGGATTCATCCGGGTGCGCATCAACGGGAATGCCCGGCGCATCGTGACCTACAGTGACGAAACCTAGCCGCACGTTGCTTGCTTCCCTGATCGGGCTGGCCCTGCTTGTTTTGGGCCAGCCCGGCCTTTCTCAGAAACCGATGGATCAGGCTGCGGGCGTGCCGCAGAAGGAAGAGCCGAAACCCGGCAACCAGGGCTTCGTCACTTTCTGCACTCAACAGCAGCACGCCGACGCGGTTCTGGACGTGCTGCTGGAACGAAAAAAGGCGCTGCAAGCCCGCTCCGACTGGCTGAGCGCCGAGCAACGCCTACTGCAAAAAGAAATCGCCGAGTGGGAGCAAGAGCGCGCAAATTTACAAGAGAAACTCGACCGCGATTTTGCCTGCTCTTACGACATGGACCGGCGGGGCTGCAAGGCGCCGTCCACGCCGCCCGCTCCCTCAGGGCACGGTGAAGCCAAACCGCAACCGAAATAGCTCATGTCACTCAACGAAGCCAAGGGGTACCGCGTGAGCGGGCTGACCCGCGAACAACAAGAGGAGGCCGAAGCGGAAATCTACGGCCGCCGTTACCGCAAGGAGACACCACAGATGCCCCCACAGCCACTCTCAGCCGAGGAATACGCGCGCATGCGCGAGCTTCTGGCCGCGCACGACGCCCAGAACAAGACCGGCTATCAGGAGTTTGACCTCAACAATCCTCCTACCCCGCCCTACGTCTACCGGGAATACCCCAAGTTGATGTACGACCACAAGAACCGGTGCTATCTACAGGTGGAAGACGCGCAGGGGATGGAAGCGGCGCTGGCCAAGGGCTGGAAGAAGGAACCCTGGCTGGACCAGGTGGCGGAACCGGAACCGCTGCTCGACGCCGAAAGCCAGCGCGGAGCGGACGCGGCCCAGGAGAAGATCAACGAGGCGCGGCACGCGAAAAGGGAGAAAGTCGGCCGCTAAATGCCGTCGGTAAACGCCCGCACCATCATCAAGAACGCGCTGATTGAGGCGGGCTGGCATGCGGTGGGTGAGACCGTCTCCGCCGACGACGAAGGTTTCGGCTTGGACAAGCTCAACCGCCTAGTGGACCAGTGGCAGGCGGCGCGAAGGTACATCCATGCCGTCACCTTCGGCCTCCACACCCTGCAAGCCAGCCTCTCGCCGCACACCATCGGCCCTTCCGGCACCTTCGTGGTGGCGGTGCGCCCCGCCAGAATCGAAAGCGCCTCGCTGGTGCTGGACACCTCGCCGCAGGTGGACGCGCCGCAGCTCGTTATCCGCGACAAGGACTGGTGGGCGGCGCAGCCGGTGAAGGGGCTGAGCACCTCCGTCCCGACCGATCTTTACTATTCACCAGACGTTCCCAACGGCTCGCTGTACTTCTGGCCGGTGCCCGACACGGCCTACCAGGTGCGGCTGGAATACTGGACGCTGCTGGCGCGGTTTGCCAACGCAGTGACGGCCTACGACTTCCCCCCGGGC